GCTTATTTTATTACTTTTTAGAAGATGAACGTGTTTATAACCTTTCAGTACGCCTTGGTGACCGTAATCCTTATTGTTGTAAGGTTCCTGTGAATCACGAGTCTTTACCGCAATGAACTTCTTCATTGCATCTTCAATGATTTTTTCAGCGGCGGGATGTTTGTCTATGATATCAATCAAAGAATCGATGTAACCATCAGTCTCTTTGATGCCAGTAATGCCTCTGCTCGTTTCTGTTATGAACTCCCATAAACGCATTTATTTTCCAAGTTGCTTACGGCGCTCTGCGATGCGGCTACGGGTATGTTCTAAGAAGTTCTCAGGAGCAATAACTTCCGCTTCCTCAATGCCCTTTTCGAATTCAGCAAGGTAAGCGGCAACTTCTTCTTCATTGACGATAACTTCTTCCACTTCACCAGTGGCTTCGTTGACAACATTCTTTACTTTGACTTCAATCATTGTTTTCTCCTGACTATGTATTTATCATAGCACAGATTTAGGATTTGTCAAGTGGTTTTTTGCGTAATGTTACTTTGAAACTTCCGCCATCTTTGTTCAGTTCAACTTTACGCACTTTAGAATGGTTCTCTGCCCAAATGCGAAACTCTACACGCATCTGACCTTTGCCAGTGATCACTTTGAATGATTTTACACCACGATCATAGGCATCATCCACTTCATCCATAAAGCGTTTCCAGCCATCGTGGGTGTGATATCCGTGAAGGTCAAGTGGCATTAGTCGAACTTCTTGAAAATCCAGATGTGAACCTTCTTGGCGTTCTTACCAAGAGTTTTTTCAGTGAAACCAGTGGGGATATCACCATCCCAACCATTCTTACGAGCCTGTGATTTGGACGGGAACTTGCCCGTGGCGACGGCTACATCAGCCATCGTGAAGTCTTCACCAAAACGAATGAAGGTGGTTTTTTCTTCGGGATCAGGACCAAGAAACAGTTCCACATCTTCGGGGGAAGCATTCTCGTCACAGAAAGTAAAGCTGTTGGGGGGTTCATTCCACATAGATATCTCCATCAATCTGTATACAGTATAGCACAGATTATGATTATGTCAAGCGTTTTTTTGGAAATATTGATAGGCGTATTTCATCATACGCTGTAAAGGTTTGGCGTTTGGTGGGAAGATTTGGCGGTGTTTGTCGTATGTTGGTAGGTCTTCACGGTGTTTTTCGGGGTTTCGTAATGCCGCTTCTGGATCAGAAAGTTTGATAACTTCACGGTAAATGTCGTGTCCGTGTGCCATCAACTCTTGTGGGTCACGGAAATAGGTTCTCATAAGGTCACGCTCTTTACCTGTTTTTTCTGCCTTCTTTAGACCTTTCATATAGCCAGATGGTAGTTTGTTATATTTGTCTGCACCCATACGATCACGCTGTTGTAGATGGATTGTTTCATGCTCAAATGTTTTCGTCATCACATCAATGAATGTTTCTGGACCCCAATGCCCATCAATACTATCAGGGTCAAGTATCAGGTCCATTTCGCCACTACCTGTGACTTGTGCGGCTTGGATATACCAATCAACAGCATTTCGTCCAGACTCACCAACATGAACGGTAATGGGTAGGTCTTCTTCCTCAAAGAATGTTTCAAGGATAGAAGCAAGTTCTTCTGGATCGTCTTGGTCGTTATTGTCTTTTAGAAACTCTGCGTATTCACGTGCGGCGTCCTCAACAGCGTATGTGAAACGCTGCATAAACTCTTGATCTGGATCAAGGATGCCTTCGGTGATTTCGTGAAGTCTCATTATCTCATTCCTTTTAGTTTGATATACATAATCTTATGGATGGTTTCGTCATAAGAACCATAAAGGTCTTCAATGATTGCTTTTTGTGTGTCGCCATCTGCTTGGGCGAACTGTGCCCTCAACTGTGTAGCGGAACGCATTGGCTCACCCAATACATCAAAGTCCAGTGTAGGTGCTACACGAATATAACCGTGCTTACTGAACGGTTGCATACTTTCATCGTCAGTCCAAGGCTGGAAATATGGTGCTGAACCATCACGCTTTGGCTTGAACTGGAAACGTGGGTCTTCGTCCATATCCTTCTGTGATACAGCAAATACAACCTTATCAACAGTTTCATCAAAGTTTTGTAAGATTTCTACTGGAACATATGGTTGGCGGCACTGAACGATTTTATCGGCTGGGACACCAGAAAACTCCATCATCATTTTCTTTTCGTCAAATGTGAATGGGGATTTTGGTGGGTCTACCTTTGCTGATGTTGCGATATAAGCATCGCCATAGTTTTGAACGAGGAAATCATATACGCTTGCGTGTCCCTTGTGGAAAGGATGAAAGCGACCAGGATAGATAGCAATAATCTTTGACGGGTTTTCAACCGCATCCATTAGTTTGCGTAAGTATGAAATGTCGCTCATTTTATGTCATCCTTGCTGCACGGTTTGCTTTTGAGAAGTATTCTCGCGGGACTAGTTTTATATCGCCTTCTGGATGGGCTAAGACATAACCTTCGCCGCCGCCTTGTCCAGCAATGCTTTGTTTGACAGTACTACCTTGTGAATCGATATCATAGATTATTTCGTCTTTTGCTTTCATAATGCCACCGACAACTTCCCATAATGCTTTCCATCCAGCACTATTTTCGGAAATGTATTGGGCGATATTTTGTTTCTTTCGTTCACTTAGTTTCGAGTTCTTTAGCCACGCACCAAAATCCTTGCCCATTTCGGTAAGACCTGTATCGACTTTACTATTGGTATAGGCATACAAGACTTGGGGGAAATCAGTTATCTTCAAAGCACGTAACGTATCAGTGTCAAGCATTGTATCAATCGCCGCCGCATCTTTCTTAATAATCTTCTCTAATATATTCAAGCTATCATGTGGAACAAATGGTTCCTTTTCAACGGTAACCGGTGGGACAACCAAAACTTCTTCGCCTTGGAATATGTCATATCCATCCAATGGACTTTCTGTTCCATCTGGCCCAACTTGTCTATGAATAACTACACCAGCTACACTTTTACCTATTTTGTTTCCTAGCTCACTGTCTACGTCAACGCTATACGTTACGATGTTTGGAGTGAAAACGTATTCGCCATTCTTTACTTTCGGTGTAGTGAAATAAAGCATGTCTCCTTTGAAGAATCCACGGTAATCCAACGGAACTGCTCTTTCAAAACTATTGTAGGCAGATTTCATTGCAGCAATAAATGGACCATACCCTTTTGGATTTTTGGCGAAACCGGGGCGGCTCGTTAGCATTTTTTCTAGATGTTCTGCACTCTTTGCCTTACCATCATAACCTTTTGCGGTAAAACCTGATTTATCAGTGAAGATAAAGTTACCTTCTTCATCACGCCCGAAAATAACAGCAGGACTACCATCCCACTTTATAGTAGTATCTTTATGGGAGCCTTTGTCCATATTTCTCAAACTATGCAATGCTCTTATTGCACCCTTACTTCCTTCCCAAAAAACAACATCTTCTGCGTGTTGGATACGGGCAGCTTCCATAAGTAGTTCATCCTCTACGAGTGGATTGGCGAATTCAAAAAATCTCATGGCAGTTCCAGATTGTCTCTTGCAAAAGTTTCTCTGGCGTCTGCTACTAACTCTTGATAATTTGGTCGGTCTTTTATAGCCGTGATAATACCATCAACATCATTTAGATTCTGAATAGGAATACCTAAAGTCTTGCTAATTATTACGGGGTTTTTGCCGCCATCAAGAACAGCATTGGTTTCTCTGTCAACAAGACCGTTCTTGTAACTCCACTTATATCCCATAGTTTTCGCAATGCTTGATAGAAGAATGTGTCTATGAACACCTTTGAACTTACTTTCTTCACCACTGCCTTGCATACTAAACTTTTGCCACTGTGGATTACCAAACATAAAATCGGTTTGTACATATCCATTGACTGGTTCACCATTTATTGGCGTCTTATAATGCACATTGTCGCCACTCTTCTTGATGTCTGTTTTATCAACACCTTTTTGTAAAAGAATTTTTACTAGTGTATCTTTATCTATTTCATTTTCATCAACTGCTAAATCTAAATCGCCACTTGTGTCTTTTTTGCCAGTGGTGCCTAGCATATTGTCAACTAAACTTAGACCAGTTAAATCTTCTAACCAGCGAACAGTTGGTTCTACGTCATCACGATTAATACGTTGTGTCAGCGGATTTTTATCTGCATCCTTGAACACATTCCCGCCTTCAACTACGAAAGTCTGCGTTTTATTAAAAAGTTCATTCAATAACATAAAGTTATTTATTACTTTTTGCGATAAAAGATATGTTCTCCAATAACCGCAGCAACCTCAAACTTTTTACGCCATACTGGTTTCACCTTCTTGGCGTGATACCATAAAGAACCATTGGTAAAGTCTTTATACTTACCAGCAATAACATCACCCGCGATTTCCCAAGCAGTTCTCCATGATTGAATATCGTAAATCCTATCATGCTTACCATCCAACGCCCAAGAGAACTGTGCTACACGGCGTTTGGTTTTGGCTGAACGGCGGATTTCCCAAACCACTTCACTATAGCTATCGGGGTATTTTTCAGATTTCACACGATTACGAGTCACCAAAGCAACGGCAACTTGACCTTTAAGAGTTTCACCACGGGCTTCGTGATAGATATTACAAGCCAAAGCAATACGCTCACTCTGGCGTTCCTGTTCGCAATCAAGGATTGTTCCCTTTGTTTCTTCCCAAGGAAACGGTTCTGGTAACGGTCCTATTTCAAACACACGTTGAACGGGAACTGCTTCAATAACAGGAGCGTTATCTGGAATAGAAGCAGTAGCCTTTAACGGTCCTACTTCCAATACACGCTCAATAGGAACTGCTTCAATAACAGGAGCGTCATCGGGAATAGAAGCAGTAGCCTTTTCCGAAAACATTTTGGCGGATACTGCTCCAACTACAAAGCTTGCTGTAAGAAGCAAGACTATTTTCTTTGGTGAGTACATCATATATTTACTATACCACATTCCTGTGATATGTCAATATATTATTTTACTTTTTTGTTCCGCCATAGCGGTTGAAACGATATTCTGGAAGGCTATCAAAACCAAACTTTTTGACCTTGAAACCCTTCTTATATGCTTCCAAAGCATACATCATCTTTTCACCACCAGTACGCTCACGCTTCATCGCCTTCGTAATTGACTTTGCTACATTGCGGCGTTCACCCTTTGATACGTAAGTCTTACCTGATGGTTTTTTTCCTTTAGCCATTTTGGACTCCTCTGTAATAAATGTTGATGGATGATTATACCATATAATATGGTATCAGTCAAGTAAAAAGGGAGACTATTTTTAGTCTCCCTTTTGACTAAAATATACTAGAAACTCTACATTTTTAGTATATGTATTCTTTCATATATACTATAATAAACACCTCTTTGATTAGGACACTTTGCCTAAACTATAGACTGTAGGGATCAGCCC